TGTAGCTGTAAGCAACGGCAAGGATCAATCGGGCGAATGGAAGCCGTCTAGCTTCTATGATGTTTCTGTCTGGAATAAGCGCGGGGAAGCACTTGCGCGGTTTCTTTCAAAAGGAACTAAGGTTGCGGTATCTGGTCGCCTAATGCCAGCGCGAGTGCATGAAGGCAAGGCTTATCAGTCGATTGACGCGGATGAAGTGACATTGCAGGGCGGCGGTTCTGATTCTGGCCAGTCACGTGATCCTGACACTGGCGGCAATGGGCCTGCGCGATATGATGAACTAGTCGATGAAATTCCGTTCTAATACCTCGGACAAAACGCGATATTGTCCTAGGTTTCGTAACGAATCAGCTTGACACCACCCAATGCCCTGATGTAATGTCAGGGCATAACGCATCTTAGGAGGATGATATGAAGTTTGAAGTCAAGAATTGGTTTACTGGCGCTACTCAGTTTGTTGCTGAAATTGAGTGCGCAGAAAGTGAATACTACAGCGTAAAGTTGGGTCTTGCGGTTAAGTGGGCTATTAAGGCCCGCGCTAACCTTTACGGCGCTAACCTTTCCGGCGCTGACCTTTCCGGCGCTAACCTTTCCGGCGCTAAGAACGCTGATTTACCACTAGCCAGAACTCGTATTCTGCCAGAAGGTTCACTGATCGGTTGGAAGAAATGCAAAGACAACGTAATCGTCAAATTGCGCATTCCTGAAAACGCAAAACGCAGCCACGCATTTGGTCGCAAGTGTCGCGCTGAATTTGCAGAGGTGATTGAAGTGTTTGGCGCTGAATTTGGAGTAAGTAGCCATGACGGCAAAACTGAATACCGAGTTGGCGCTACGGTTTATCCTGATAAGTTTAGCGATAACTGGCAAGACGAATGCGCGCCGGGTATTCACTTCTTTATTACGCGGATTGAGGCGGAAAACTATTGACTTGTATTGCAGCCCGGTCTAGTATCGGGCTGTAACTTATGGAGTGTAAAATGGCAACGCAACGAGTAGAGTTTGATACGCTTGTAAGCGCAACACTATCCGCCCGTATGGAACGAACTGATTACGGTGTTCCGGGTAGTCCTGTGTGGTATGAGCCAGAAGATATTGAGTTTGACTTGACTATCAACATTGCTGGTGTTGATGTTGAGATTAAGGACTTGCCAAAGGTATTGCGGGATGCTTTACTAGAGGAAGCAATCAACGTAACGGAATCAGGAGAATGGGAATGAAAGACGTAGGGACTTTGCAGGAGTTGGGAGTTAAGGCTGGTGATGTGGTTGGATGCAAAGGTGATCTTTACGATATTGTATTGGTGACTAATGAAACCAAACACCCACGAATTCATCTATGCGAGATTGGCAAATTGTATGCTCTTTCCCGCGATGGCAGAAAGCATCAGTCAGTTGATGAATCTTTTATCACCCAATGGGTGATCATCTCCCGCGCCACCCCTACCCCAAAACTATGGCGCGACATGACGCCGGAAGAAAAGGGCGCGTTGATGCTTGCGGCGCATGAGGGGAAGGTGATTGAGTGGTCGTATGGATTGCCTTGGAATACTTTTTGCATTTACCCTCCTACGGCATAAGATTAGACCGCCACACTATCAGCGGCGGTCTGTTGTGTCAATCAAGCGACACTAGTCGCCAACTCCTTCACAACCGCCTTTTCTTCATCCGTCAATCCGCCCCACCATTCTTTCTTTTTAGCCGCGTCCGTTCCGATTTCATCCATCTGGCGCTTTAGTTCGGTGCGGTCAACTACGGGGTTAGGATTGCCGTCTTGTTTTGGTTCTGGCTTGGTTTGTTCCGGTTGATTAGGCGCTGATACTGCCAACGGCTTAATCACAGTCGCGCCCTTCTTGCCGCGTGTCTTTGTTAGCATTAACGTTCGCGGGCTTGCTAGTCCTTCCATGTGGCTAACCCTAATACCGCCAACCTTAGCGCCGCCCCATGTAACCTCAGGGTCACAATACAGCGTTAGGCTAAGGCCGATCCACTTACTTGCATCTGCACCCCAAATCGCCGCAAGCGTCCTCGTGGCAGTCTTGCAGCTTTTCCATGGCTTATTATCGTCGCCGTCGAAGTAAATCCACACAGGTTGTTCTTGACCGGGCGCGACTTTGACTTCACGAATACGGATAGTGCGCGGTCCTGTTAGAAGATCGTCCGCGTTTAGCTGGTCACTTTTTGGCTCGATTGCTTTGGTTACGTCGATTTTAGTCATTCAGTCCTCCGTTTAATCTCACGCGCGGCATTCCACTTCAAATCCGCGTCCATGTCAACTTGTTTCATCATCCAGCCAAGGAAACCCGCATCGACTTCTGGCCACGCAACACCACGAAACTTACCAATCGTGCATTTTGGCAATAGTTTAGGCTCTTTTGTCCATGCTACCATGTCCTTACCCGTAGCGCCTGCATTTAGCAATGCAACCAATAGCCATGCCGTAACATAAGCATCAGGTCCGGCGCGGTGAAATGGTTGACTTAGCGAAAGGTCAGGGCTAATCAATCCTTGATCCAATAGCCAATAGAAAAGCGTTCCGTTGCTATGACTAGGTGCATCTGGCCAAACGCGCAATGAAGCCTTATAAGTGCAAATCAAGGGCTTATGAAACGTGAAAAACTTACCTTCAAACTCCGCATTATGTGCCGCAAATACCGCCACATTCTCCGCATCAACCGTATCAGTATCGAACGGCGGAAAGCCATCTAGGTCAGATGTGCTAATGTGGTGAACCGCCCTAGTCTCGGGCGTCATAGTTCCCTTGATTCCGCAAAGCCATGAATGATATTCACTTGATACAGTCCGCGTATCCGTATCAACATCGCAATAGCCAACTTCGCAAACTTCTGCAACTGGCGGTTCAAAGCCAGTCGTTTCGAAGTCAATTACCCTAACCTTAACCAAGATAAACCTCCTGCTCAATTTCACGATCAGTCATAATCACACTATCCCCCAAACTGTCAATACGTTCCCGATACACGCGCATAACCTCTTGCACCTTAGCTTCGAAAGCCTCACATGCCGCCTTAATAGCGTCCTGCACTACAGGGTCAGGCAAAACGTCAATCGTCCACATGGGTAAACCACCACAGAAAGACGTATACGCCCACGATTCACGGCCAGACACAAGCAAGTTGCCTTGAACCTGCAAGACGTGTTCTTTCGGGATTGTGTTTTCAAAGATAGTCTGCACTTGGTATTTCTGCAAGCGTGACTTAGTTTCAAAGCCCTTATTTTCACCAATCAAGCCATCAGGACTAGCCCACAGTTTGAACGTGCCAAAGTCCCGCACCATACCGCCAATCTCTTGCACTGGCGCAATACGTTCACTGTAAAGATCACGGGCGCGTATTTCGTCGGCCCAACCCCTTAGCATATTGTCGCCAATGTAGCTAGGTTCAACGTATTGGGTTAGGCGTTGTGCTGCCAATTCGAAAACGTGTTTGCGTGTGTTTTCATTGTCAGCAGTTTTCAGCGTTGGAGTCAAGATCAGGTTAAGTTCGCTGCATGTCATTAGGCCGCAACGGGCGTTGTGCCATTCTTCGCTGCCTTGCTCAAGTTCGGGGTATGTGGTTAGGGTCATTCGTCACCTGCTTTAATTGCTTCATATTCCTTAATAAACCAGTCAAAGAAAGCGCGGCAATGATCATCCGAAAGTGTCACACTAGCGCCAGCTTCACGACCTGCCGGAAAATCAACATCAGCTTCAACTAGTCTTTCATGAAGTTCGGTATTGGCTTGATCTAAAAACTCATCAAGTTCGTTTTCCTTATTCCAATCAGATAGGCTTTCAGAATACCATTCCCAATTATCAACGCCGCCAGATTCTAGTGCGTGAAGTTTTGCAATTTCGCGTTGCATCTTCTTATATTCAGATGCAGTGATTGTTACTTTGCTTGTCATTTCTTAACCCTCCTACGGTTATCTAACCCCACATACCACACCGAATCGATGCAGTCAACAACTAATCTAGTGAATTTTGGTCTGTGTGGCTGGACTCGAACCAGCGGCCTCTTGCTTCCAAGGCAAGCACTCTTCGCACCTGAGCTACACACAGAAAGTGAAGGTTCCGATATCACCCATCGTCACCTACAACCTTTGAAGGCTACTTCACCTTTTTTGCATCGGTCAATCCTTGTAAGGATCGAATTCGTTAGCACCCGCCATAATTACACCAAACGGTTTGAGTTGGCAAGTGACCTCAATAGTGTTTTCATGGTATTTCAATACTTCATTTAGTCTGCGATATGCTTGCGGGCTTTCGTCAAGGTCAGCGCCAAGAACAGTGACTCCGTAATCTTCTAGCCATTTATGCCATTCATCACGCTTAACCATAGATTCACGGATAACAGCGCCAGTCTTCTTGTGAACCTTCCCACGCGCATCAGTGCGCGACATTACCCTACCAGCCCCATGGACAGTTGAATACATGGCGTCACGCGATTCGTGCTTATCCACGCCACGCAAGATAACGGCGTTATCCCCCATACTACCACCTACAAAACCATACTGGCCCGGAAAAGCTGGCGTTGCGCCCTTGCGGACTACATACATATCTTGGCCGAAGTGGTTTTCTTTCCAGCAAAAATTGTGATGATTATGGACGGAAAACATAACGTTTCCGCCAATAATGCTGCGCACCTTTTCAATAACCCACTCACGGCCAGCATAGGCATACAATCCACCCAGTTCTAGGCCAGCCATATAGCCGCGCCCATTGTCACTATCTGCCAAAATAAGGGCAGGCGGATCATTCATTGTATCTTTTGCACCAACCATCGAAAGATACTTAGTTGTGATCTTATGACCTAGACCGCGAGAACCAAAGTGAACACCAATCCAAACAAAACCATCATCGTCAACCATCAAGTCAACGTAATGGTTTCCACTTCCAACTGTGCCAAGTTGATCTTGTGCAAGCGACTTTAGGTCAGAAACATCGGCATCACGCCAGAGGTAACTTTCAAACAATTCGTGATCAACACGTTCATTGTTTTTGCGACCAACACCAAAGCTAACTACTGACGCAATGTCATTAAGGATCGTTCCCGTATCACTAGAAATATCGCCGATCTTAGTGTCTAGCTTTACGGCCATGTTACCGCAAGCAATGTCAAAGCCAACCCCTGAAATACTTATATGATCAGTATATCCAACAACCCCGCCAATCGGATGATTGTAACCCATATGACCATCGGCACAAAGGACACCTGAATATGCAGAACCAGTATTCATACAGGTGTTAAATTGTGTCAGTGTGTTTTCATCGTGTTCGCCATAAATCTTGCGCATATAAACCTCCAATTCTTTCTATGCCTTAGATACCACACCGAATCACACTAGTCAAGCGCAATCGCAAGCGCCTCATCAACAGACCGCGCAACACCAGCGCGACCACCCGCACGTCTAACCGCGTCAAGAAAAGCAGTTTGTTCCGGCGACACGCGACCTGTTGCGGTTTTGACTTCGATTGCGAGAAACTGACCTGACGGCGCAACCCCTATCACGTCGCTACTCCCCTTACACAAGCCATACCTAATCAACCTGCCATCTGGTGCCTTGTATGCCCCCGTATCTTGTCGCCACACTAGGCAACCAGCTTCGGATAGCGCCATTAGGATTAGGGCTTGAATGTTGCGTTCTGACTTAGGTTGCGTCATTCAATCAAGCCAAGATGAAGTCAAAACGACATTAGTAGGAAGTCCGGTATATTTTAGCATTGCCCAAACTTCGCGCTTAGGATGACCTGCTAGTCCAGTTCCAATTGGGGTTAGCATAAATAGTTTTTCTGGATTGTCTTGAGCAAAAGATACAAATTCCTCAAAGTATTCTCGTATCTTGTATAAAGGCAATGTCTTAATGTTTTCATCTTTAGTTGGAATTGCGTATGAGTTGCCAGTCAAACCAACTCCAACACCATACACAGCTCCATGATTATCATGGGCAAACTTAGCTGCACCTGCGCCATGCCTACCTGCCAAGTTGCTACCGAACACGAATATCACTTCCTTCCCGCCCGCCATTTCGCCCGCCTTTCCCTCAATCCATAACCACTATTGCCGCGCCCAGTCCAGACACGATCTGCCCAGCCGATCTTTGCGCCCTTTCGTCGTTCAAGTTCTAGCAAGTCCTCGAACGTCTGTGCCATGCCTTGCAACTGTCTTTCACCCTTTGCCGCTTGTTGAAACTGATCAGGCGTCAACATCACCATATCACTGTCAACAACCTCAAGCGCAACGTCACGAATAGGATACACGCGACCACATCTAGGGCAGGCAGGGCTAGGCTTATGCACCATACCACAACCACCCTCTTGCACCGGACATTGGCGCGTAGGTATCAGCCTTTCCTTAAACTCACCTACACCCTTCAATTCACCTTCTAGCGTCCATTCCCTATGCGCGCAAGGCAGGCCATGCTCGAAAACCGCTCCGCAATGATCTATAAAAACACTATCACGTTCACCTAGTCGAAGAAACCGCCCTGCAATCTGCATATACAAAGGCAAGCTACTCGAAAACCGCAGCATCTGGACACACTCTACCGTAGCGTCAATTCCAGTCAATTGCTGCAAATCCCAACCGAAGCTGGCGACTTGCACATTCATTAGGCAAAGGATTTCACGGCGCGCAAACGCCAGAACAATCCTAGCCATTTCATCTTCGCTAGTCTTGCTACTTATCGCCGCGCTAGGGATTCCGTTCTGGCAATAGTGCGCCGCTACATCTTCCGCGTGTTTAATCGTGCGACAAAATACCAACGTGCGCAAACAATTGGCATGGTCGCGGTATGTCTTGACAGCATCGCCAAACATTACCCGGTCAAGTTCTTCTTCACTCGCACCCGCCGCAGTTGCTTGCTTTAGTGCCTCATCTGACACGACTACCTTGTATTGGTTCAATCGCCCATTGTCGATTAACCATCTCATTTGTGGCCCGCAAACCATATCGTCAAACCACATATTCATGCCTTTACCATCCATCCGGCGCGGGGTAGCTGATAGGCCGATTAGCTTCTTTCCGGCGTCTTTCCATGTGTTGACAATGTTAGTGAGTGACTCACCCCCAACGTGACATTCATCAGTTATCAATAGGTCAGACTTATGCACCTTACCCAGCCGCCGTGCTAGGCTTTCCGTCAAGCTGATCTGAATTGGCGCGAAAGGGTTAGGCTTTGTTCCGCTGGCAATGTAGCCGTGACTTAGGCCGTATTTCGTTAGAGTCTTGCCTAACTGTCTGGCAAGTTCACGGCGGGGAACATTGATCGTTACTGTCTTGTTACGACTAACAGCGTCTAGGCAAAAGTCAACAGCTAGGGCAGACTTCCCAAAGCCAGTGCAAGCCTGCGCAAGAGTAGCAGAGTTAGACCGGAGTGATTTATACACTCCGGCCTTTAGTTCCTTTTGGTCATCGAACAGTTTAAGCCGTTGCGTCAAAACAGCGCGCCCTGTCTAATCTCGGAACCCTTGATAAACTTAGCGGCTTGCTCTGCATACTCGGCCTTAAGCTCAGTTCCACAAAACTTACGAAACATAGTAACCGCTTGCGTTCCCGTGCTACCAATTCCGCTAAAAGGATCGAAAACCACATCGCCCGGATTGCTATACAGTGTCAGGCAACGGCGGATATACTCCAAAGGCATAGGGCAAAGGTGGCGCTCGTCTTTGTCACTTCCCTTAAAACGAGCGTTTAGAACGTCCGTTGCATGGTTATCCATCCAAACAGGGCTTGCCCATTCCTGCCATTGCTTCAAAGGAAACTTAGCCATTTCAGCAAGGCGCGTTACCAATTCAGGATTAACACCGTCAATCAATCCTTCCTTTACAAGACGCTCACACCACTGTTGACCAAGCGAAAGCGCATCAGCTTCCCACTTCTCATCCCCCCATTTGTTTACCGCATTACGTGCAGGCTCACCCACCTTGCCGCCTCTTGAGTCCTTGCGCATGACTAGGATATATTCAGGCATCCCAGTTGCGCAAACACGCGAATTTTCTCCCACGTTCTTGTAAAGCAGTCGTTCCGCTTGTGTCTTGCTTCGTTCATGCACAGGGTCAGTCCAGATTGTAGTCCGACTGCGCAACTGAAAGCCTACCTTGCGATAGTTAGCAATCGCCATATCTGAAAACGGATAGATACCGCTTTCCCCAGTTTCGCTACTACCTTGATAGAAAACCGTATCCTTTACGTGATCGCAAATCACAGTTCCCGGCTTCATAACCCGGAACAACTCACGCGCGAAAAACTCATGGTGTTTTAGGAATTCGTCATGGTTAAGCGCATTACCCATATCCCGCTCACTGTCAGAATAGATATACAGTGACGAATACGGGCTAGAGTAGATTGAAAGGTCAATACTATCATCCGGCATTTGCGCCAAAAACTCAATGCAATCAGCGTTATACAGCGCCCATCCGTTGCCAGTCCATTGCTTCATTAGTTAGACCCTCCTACGATCCATTCAGGCAGTTTCAATTTATCACGATCACCATACGCAATCCGCAATCCGGCAAAGTTCTGACCGTCTAGCATTGCGTTAGTCATCTCTCGTTTCATCACTTCATGGTCAGCTTTCTTGCGAAGGATAGTCTGCCACACACTCGATTCAGTTTCGCTAATCACAACGTCATTAACAACTTGCTCTTTTTGCCCAAACCGATGCGAACGGCGTTCCGCTTGGTAATGTTGTTCATAGCTAAAGCTAATAGACCCAAAAACAGCATGGGCGCAATGTTGCCAGTTGACGCCAAACCCCGCCAGCTTAGGCTTACTAACGATAACCCGATACTTGCCATCCGGGAAACCTAGTAGCAATTCCTCTTTCTGATCTGCCGACATACTCCCCTTGACCTCTCTAGCATCACGGATAAGCGAAGTCAATAGCGCCGATTCGTCGTCACGCTCACACCAGACGGTCACAGGCTTATCATGAGAGTTTGCCAATTCAGACGCCAACTCGCAACGTTGCCGCAACGTCAAAACCTTTTCACGGTGGAAGCTAGTTGCTGACATTTCAGGCATACGGAACAATCCGCCATCGGTATCTTGCGAAAGATCAGCCCGCGCAACATGAAGGTTCTTAACGATAGGCGGCAACTCATAACCCGCATCATCCCCGCCAAGGTCGCTAGGCATGGTCGCGCAACGTGAAAAACTAGCCATCCAAGCCCAAAACGACTTGCCGGAATGACCCTTTAACCGATACCGCCCCATTTGTGACTGATCAGCAATGAACCATCGCGCAAGCATTTCATTGCTAGGCATAACATCGAGGAATTGAGCGTGTTGCCCAAGTTCCATATGGTCATTAGGGGCAGGGGTAGCAGTTGCCGCAAGCTTAAACGGGGTATCTTTGAAAGCCTCAGTCAGAGAGGTAAACGTGCTACTGCCGTATGACTTCAAGATACTACTCTCATCCAGCGCAACCCCTCCAAACTGCGAAGGATCAAGCAAGTGCAACCGTTCATAGTTAGCAACGTTTACACCCGCACCTACTTCACTAGACAAACGAACCTGCCGCGCGTCAATACCAAACTTCCGCCCCTCTCGCACCATCTGACCAGCAACAGCAAGAGGGCATAGGATCAAGACGGGCTTGCCCGTTTCCTGCGCTACCTGATCTGCCCATTCCAGTTCGATCAGGCTCTTTCCTAGTCCTGTATCAAGGAAGGCAGCACTCTTGCCACGCTCTAGCGCAAAGTCAACCACAGCGCGTTGATGCACCTTCAATACGTCGCGCAACCCACTAGGCTTAAACCCAGACTTGACCTGTGCAACACTTCTAGACGCGATAAACTCGCGGTATTCCTGCAAACTCATTCATAACCCTCCATGTCCGCCATAATCGGCAACTCTATCTCATCCGACTCCACTACACCATCAATCAAGCCAGCGAGAGGAATCCTAATCCCGCGACTAACTACACCCGGCGCAAACCTAGTAACACCTATAGGCTCAGCTCCCGGATAACGCGCCAATGTATTCTTAGGAACAGTCCAACTTGTTTCGCGCATCAACTCGCCAATCCGAGACTTCGAGTTAGCAACCGACAACCATCCACCATCAACCTTTAACCCATACCTGCCAAGACTCAACTTGGCCGCGTCCGATCCAGAACCGCCATCAATAGACATACGAATCAAGTCGCTAATCGCTACACGGTTAGTCTTATCAAGTAAAGTAAATTCCGCCATTGCAGTAAGCAAGTGACTAACCATCTTTTCAGCATCCGAACCATCATCATCCTGATAAAAGAAGTCCCAATCTTGCTCTTTAACCCATTCCCGCGCCTTCTCATTAGTAATCCGGCCTGTGCTATGCAAACCGTAAAGACCAGCAATCATAGGCGCAAACTGTTCTGCGCTACGGCTATCACCAAGAATACCTGATAACTCATCTTCAAACACCTCAAGGTTAGCCAAGAAGGCGCAAGCATTATCAACAGCCCGCCGCGCCAACCTGCGACCATAATCACCGGAAAATGTCGCCTTAATCTCCTTTTCCCGATCCTTCCACCTTTCGCGCCATCCA